AGGTTCAAAAAGATTTATTTTTGAATTATATATTTCATCAGCGTTTTCAATAATTTTAAAGTAAGAGGCATCTGGAGACATGTTTTTCATAGAACTAGCTATTTTATTAGCTGTTTTGAAAATCTGCCTTCTAACACTAAGTTTCTTTAATTCTTGTATAACAGAATGTATTTTATCTTGAGAATGTATTTTTCTCATTGACAAAGATCTAACATAATCAATTAAAGATATATCTTCTTCAAATTTTATGCCTAGGTCTTTAATTCTTTGCACCAACACGACCTCATCAATATTTTCTCCACGCTCGAAAGATCTTTTTAGGACAACAAAAAGAGTTCGATGAAGCATGGAATTATCTTGAAAATCTGATTCATCTATAAGATGAATAAAATTAAAAAATAACTCTGGTTTCTGTATAAAAGCGGCTAAAACTTGTTTTTCAATTTCAAGACTATGCATATCGTAGTTTGCATAATACCTTATAAATTTAAAATGTCAAGAATCTTCTTCTAGTTCTTCTTGAGTTGCTGGAGCAGACTGCAAATAGTCTTCTATGGATTTTAATAGGCCAGACTCCGTAATTTGTGATTCACAATTTGTATAAATAATTGGAGTTCCATTTTCGTCGCAGTAAGCTATAACAAATCCTTTGTAACATTTTGGGCCACCAGTTAGCTCGTAAAGATCCTGCAACATTTTTTCTGGTAGCTTAAATTTTTTAAATTTATTCTGATCCATATAAATTTATTTACACTAGCCCAATAATTTTGCGAAAAATTCATTAGATAATTCGTCGTCTGGGTAAATTTCTATGAGTTTTATATCGTTAATTTCACAAAATTCTAATTTTTTAGTGTCTCTTCTGATTTGGCGAACAAAATTAGCTCTTGTTTTGTGAAAATGCTTAACAAACTGCAAATGTTGAGCTCCTTGAACCTCTATAGCTATTTTTCTATTATGGTTGTAAAAATCTAATGAAAGTTGTGTCCCAACTATTCTAAATTCTTCATATACAGCGTCGTATTTCCAATACTTGTATAAGTGTTTTTTAACTTCTGCTTGAAATTTACTACGACATTTGCCGTTCCACTTAATTTTGTATCTATGTGGATTTCTAAGAGGTTTTTCCTTGCCGTATAGAGTTTTAAAGTTCACCAATATTAGATTTAAAATAATTTATTAAAAATGCAGATAGGGCTTCATTTTCTTCTACCATTTTAAATAAATTGGCCTCTCCTTGAACTTTTTCTGGTAAATCTTGAACAACATCAGCTACAAGCTCTTTAAACTCTTCGCCAATAGTAATCCAAGCGCCTTTTTTAGTAACAAACTCCCACATATAAAGGAGGTCTATTAACTCTTTTTCTACCCAAACTGACTTGCCACCAGTTCTTCCGTATCTGATGGGATACATAATGGTATTATTAGTCTTTTCATTAGGTGATTTTTTAATCGTAACTTTAGCCCAATGACCAATAATTGGATTAGTCTTAGGGTCTGGCTGCTTCTTCGCTGGGTCTTGTAAAATCATGTCAGATTTAAATCGTGGCTCAAATTCCATAATATAATTAGCAAAGTGAAGCAATGCATTACCACCTGTTGCTGACGTCTGACGTATCGGAGCTTTTGTGTATGGATCTAATTTGATGTCTGCCCTTACTTGACTAATAAAAATGGCCATATGACCCCTTTTTGCAAGGGAAATAGACATTCTTTTCATAAAGTTGGCTGCGATTACTGCCCCACCAGCCACTTTGTTAGAATCATAAAAAGATTTATCAATATCTTGTTGTGATATGAGCCCATCTACAGAATCTAGTATGAAACAATACTTATACTTATCTTCATTTTGCTCAACTAAAGTTTTGATTGCATCAACAACTACCTCGTAAATGTTGCTCTCAAACACGAAGCAAGTGCCAGCAACCCACTCTTTTGCGTCGTATACAAATTTTATACCAGAACGAGCCACCATTTCATTAGATAAACGACCTTCAGCCTTAATATAGAAGCCTTTTGCGTCTTTTTGAGTGTTTAACATGTTTTTCATCACTTCTAAAGCTGCAGAAGTCTTTCCGCCCTCATTCATGCCAACAAATCTATGTAATCCTGGGCCAAAACCTCCGTTTAGGTTTAAATCAAGCTGAAGAGAACCGCTTGATGCTTTATAGTCAATTGACTCTTCGAAGTTATAATGATGTCCTTTTTTGTCTTTTAAGAACTTTTCTAATATTTCTGAATCTTTATCACTCATTTAAATAAATCTTTTGTATTTTTTGGTTTATTATCTGTGTGGATATAATCTTTTCCACTTTTTTCTCCTAAAGGATATTTATCATACTTAGATAAGTCAACTTTAAAGTTAAAATTACGCCATTTTCTGTCCATTGTATCTTTTAGCTCTTTAGATACTAAGTAAGCTAGGCTATCGTATTTCTTAGGAAAAGTAACAATTTCTAAGAAATCTAGAGAATACCTAGATTCTAGGTCTTTAAATATCTTCATTTCCCTAGCCCAAAAGAATCGCTTTTGGGTTTTAGGAACATCAATGAGTCTGCCTATAGTAAGTTGTCGCCTCTTATGTGGCGTTAATTTCTTTGAAGTCATGTTCGCACATTCTGCACACTAATGTTTCAAAGTCAATCTTTTTGCGCCAACCTAATTCTTTTTCTGCTTCAGAAGGATCTCCAAGAAGCAAATCAACTTCTGCTGGGCGATAAAAATTTCGGTTGACTTTCATTAGGGTGATATCAACAGGAACTTCTCCTCTCAGTTTATAAACTTCATCAACACCTTCACCAGACCAATATCCTTGGATGCCAGCATTATGAAAAGCGAGTTCTACAAATTCTCTAACACTGTGAGTTTCTCCAGAAGCAAGCAGATAATCTTTTGGCTTATCTTGATTAAGCATCAACCAAACGGCTTCAACAAAATCTTCCGCATGACTCCAGTCTCTCTTAGCATCAACATTACCAAGCTCAAGTGGTTTGAAGTCTGTATCGCCAAGTTGTAGAGATTTGGCGATTCGTGCTACATTTTTTGTGATTTTTCTAGTTACAAATTCTTCGCCACGGCGCTCTGATTCGTGATTAAAAAGATAACCTTGAACCGCAAATAAGTTATAAGAATCTCGCCAGACCTTTACAATTTGTCTTGCGGCAACTTTAGACGCTCCATAAGGGCTTCTGGGTCTTGGTGGATGTTTTAGATCTTGTGGGCTATACATGACGTCACCAAACTCCTCTGAAGACCCTGCATTATAATAACGACAATTTGGACAAATTTTACGAATCGCTTCAAGCTGTCGCATAATGCCAAGAGTGTTTGTATCAAAATGATTAACTGGCATATGCCAACTGTTGCCAACAAAAGAGTTTGCGGCAAAATTTATAAAATAATCTGGTTTAATTTCTTGAATAGTGGTAAAAATGCTGTGCTCATCGCCTAAATCCATCTCAATAAGTTCAAAGTTGGGATCTTTGATATGCTCAATATTTTTATGATTTGGGACGCTAAGTCTACGTATCGCTCCGTACACTTTAATATTTGTAAATTTAAGAAGAAAGTCCGCCATATAAGAACCGACTTGGCCTGTTACCCCTGTTACTATTGCTTTTTTCATAAAATATAATCCGAACAAACTGCGAAGCAGTTATATTTTTTTTCTCTCCAGTCTGAGCTATTATCAACTATTATTGATTTTTTTCCAACATTTTTTTCTGGAAAAGTCCAAATATATCCTTTAGAAGTCAAAGTAAAATCATCATTTTGATGCCAAAAATAATTAGTTTTGGAAGGAATTTGTTCAAGTGCTTCTAAATTTTTACAGTGAATCCATAGACCTTTTTGTTGTAGAAAACTTCTTTTAACTTCATAAACTGGTTCATCGTGACCAAGATAATATTTATTATTTACAAACCAAAAATCTATTTCACAATCATGCCCCATATGCAAAACTGATTCAACTTGATTTGGATCGTTTTCGTACTTTGATTTTCCAAGTAAATTACCTCTATGCGATATTAATTTCATTAAGACCTACTCCTCCATAATATTCATATTTATTTTGTCCCCAATAACCCTGATTAAATTCATAGCTTTTCCAACCTAAATTTTGTGGAGTTATGTAAACCACTTTTTCTTTAAAATCTTTTGGCATATTTACAAAAAGATTTGTCAATCCGTTTGTAGTATAATCCCATTCTTTAGCTGTCCACCAATCTAATAAATAATTAGTTTTGCCGTACATAAATAAATCTCCGATGATACCTTTATTTAAGTCTGTTTGCTCTGTAACAACTAACTTTTGATTAAAAATATCTGTGTTTTCTATATAGTCACACGATCTATTTTTCAATGTGTACTCGCATCCTGCAGATTTGCACATTTCAAAGCCTTTTATGCAAAAATATGGATGGCCTCTTCCAAGCTCGTCTTCTTTAATTTCTTTTAGCCAGAAAACTTGGTTTAATTTATTCTGTAAATCTTTGGGCGGTTCCTCACCATGGCCACATAAAACAATATAAAAATTTTTATTTAATTTTTTATATTTTTCTACACTATTATAAACCCAATCAAATTTATATTCTTCATTCGGTCTTACAAATATATGAGATAAAACCAAGCCAATCATTTCAAAATGTATAATTAAACAATTCTAAATCTTTTTTATAAAAATCTGTAACTATTCTAGTCATAGAATCATTGTAGTGAGCATGATATGATTCATTTGGGCGACTAGATTCTCTATGTAACGATAAACCTTTAAACTCAATTCCAATTTTTTTAAAACACTTGGAAACTTCTTCTAAATTTTCATATTTAATAACTTTATCAACAAAAAGTTTATCATTAACATGAGTAAAGTTATGTTGTGGTATAAAATGAACATCATTAGAAAAATTTTTTACAAACTCATTAAGTACAAACTTATCAAAATCAACACTAATTAGACCTCTTTGAAATCTAAAATCTTTATAAGCAGAAAATAACCTAGCAAATGGATTTCTAACAACGCAAAATTTAAAATAATTTTTATAATTTGAGTTTTCTTTTAAAATATCTTCAACTTTTTTATGGTGTAAGTCGGGTGGAGGATCAAGTCTTTCGTTGCCTTGTAAACCATAATAATCTTTTAAATAAATATGTATAGATGTACCCGCCGTTTTAGGCACATGCAAAAAAATAAATTTTTTATCATCACAAATAAACATTAAGAAATCACTTATTTTAACTTGCCATACTTTTTTAAGCAGTATCTTTCCCAATCAAACTGATTGGTAAAAGTTATATCATTATGATTCCATCTAGCTACAAATCTTCCAAATTTGTTTATATCGTAATGTTTAATGTTTTTAAGAAAAAATTCCTGCTCTTCACTTTTTGAATACGTAACAAATTCTTTATTAATTTCTCTGCAAATTGCCCTGGCTAAAATGGCCTCTGCACAGTTGCCTTTAGTAGTTTCACAAAGCGTTGGGTCTTTAGGTATTGAATAACTTTCACCTCTTCTATTGTCTACTGTCTTTTTTAGCGAGTACATATGAAAAATATTATCAACAGCATTACGAAGGATGCGTGTTCTACCTATAAACATATGATCTCCCATATGGAGCTGTTCTTCAGGTTTATAAAATATATTGCCACAAAGAACTTTATTAGATTCTTCAAGAAACTCATCAATAAAGTCATCTGTAATTTCAAAACCTTCATCTGTTCTAACTTTTAAGGTATATAAAGACTTTACATGTTTTAAAACGGACCACATGCTATATAAAGCCCAAATAAAAGTAGAGTTATGATAAAAGAAGTTTTCCTCTAAATCATTCTCAAACCATTGATCTATAAATTCACCATCATGAGGATTACCGTATATTTGTAAATTTTCAAAATTTTCATCTAATTGTTCTATACCCTTGAGATTATTCTTGTAACAAGAAATATAAACTTTACCAAATTTTTGATAATGTTCTATATAATCAAGGCATGGACTATTTTTATAAATAGGTCCTTGAACTATTATACTGAGTCCTGCTACTTTCATTTACTCATTCTGGTCATATGTCTACCACCATCAAAAGAAGAATTATTTAAAGTTTGTATAATTTTTTCTAAAGATTCTATCGTAGTATATTTTGAAGGTATACTAAAAAAATTAGCACAGTTATGTCTGCGAGCCATTTCTGCTGTGTATTCATCAAATATTAAAGCGGCACGAATATTATCGTTATGATTTGCTGCTATATTAACTCCTTGACCAGTTCTGCAAAAACCTAAAGCAAAATCACAGACTTTGTTATTTATAGATTCTATGGCCTGATTAACATAGCCATTATAATCCGTGTCTTTTTCAACGTGACATCCAAAGTCTACAAATTCTATATTTAAAGATTTTAATATTTTTTTAACTTTTTCTTTTGTTTTATAGCCAGAATGGTCGCAACATAAACCAATTGGTCTTTCTCCAAATCTATAAGCAACTTTATCTACAAAAAATTCTAGTTCTTCTGGAGTTCCCAAAACATGCATTTTTTGAACTGGATAAATTCCAACTTTATAACCATCTCTGATTAACAAATTATACATGGGGCAAATGTAAAACTCATCTTTTGTTCGAATGTCTTTATTTACTAGTTCCTCTGCATATTTTACAAAGATAGAACCTTGTTTATAGTAGTAAACACCTACTGCGGCATCTGAACTAATAACTTGTTTCTCTGCTGTTTTTGTGACGTAACCATTTTCATCTGTTTGCGCATAACTGTGAGCAGGACTATTTGCTTTGAAAGTTAAAAGTGCCCCATCCAGATTCTCCGAAACGGTGGAGGGGTCAAATGTAGATTGAAAATAAACATCTGGAGTATAAATAAATAAAGGCAAATCGTTGTCTATATATTTTTTCGCAAGTAAACAAGTAGAAACTGAACCATCGGTGTCGTGATCTACAATGACTATTTTAACATTTTCTCCAAATTTTCTTTTAAGTATTGTATCAATTGAATAGTTATGAATATGCTCTAGTCTAACTGCAAAAATTAAATTACAATCTGTATGATCTATAGATTCCATTGCCCAATCAATAACCTGTTTTGTTTTGGCCATTATTAATGGTTTAGGCATGTCATAGCCTTGATCTGAAAACCTTTGGGCTTTTCCAGCTATTGGTAAAAGTATATTATATTTCATTAATTTTTATTAAATTTTCAGTTGTTTCGAAACAAGATTTTTCGATAGCTGCTTCAATGCCTAGATTATAATAATATAACAAAAATATTCCACAAAAAATATCACCTGCGCCATTTACATATAGATTTTTTACTTTTTTTGATGAAAAAGAATATTTAATTTTATTATTAATTATACATTCACAGCCCAATGGATCGTGTAAAATAATTGGGGTATTTGTATTTAAATTTTTGTAAATTGATTTTCTTTCTCTAGAATCAAAAACTAAACTGCACTTATCCATAATTCTTGAATACTTTTCTCTATTTTCTGTATTGCAAAAATCAACACTAGTTGGACATTCAAATGTTATATTACGTTTGTGCTCTATATCGTCTAAGTAAGATACATGCAACCAATCAAGTTTTGAATAATTTCC